GTTCTTGATATACATTTCGATGTCGATAGCCGCATCGAACTCTGACTGAGGATCTTCACCTAATAGTGCGTCAGGATTAACAAGAGTGCGAGGCAAATACTTCACATCCAATCCGTGAATCTTAATCGACTCAATGATCAGATCTTCAGCTGTGTCTTGCTCACGACCATAGCTAAAATATTTGAAGTATTTGTTCGTTGCCATCGTTATCCGATCATGTCAGTGACTGGCAGTGAGTAATCGTTGATTACTGATTCTTCGAGTCTGTTGCACTCTTCTTGTGCTTCTTCCCAGATCTTTTGTCCGTTGAACGTGATACCGCCAGGAAGATTCATACCTTCGAACTTCTTAAGATTCTCACCCCACTGACGCTTAACCAGAGCAGTAGCATATTTCTTAAGCCACTGATCGTCCCAAACGTCTGGATATTGTTCTGGATTAACAGTCTGATAACATTCGATGATGATATACTGGCCTGGATAGATATCATCTTTCCAGTTCATGTGAACATATAGACGGTTCATGTGACGATTAAAGTCGATTGGCTTTTTGCCTACGAACACTTCTTCAAGAAACTCGATGTGACGCATCGCAATAACGTATGGCGTAACCGATACGCTGGAAATGTTGAACAGTTCGTTGAGATGGAGCTGATAACGAACGTTGAACAGATTCATAGCACCGTATGAGTCGTTCACGTCGAAAATACGAACTACGCCTACGATTTCTTCTGGAAGCGTGACATAGCGATTGTCAATGTTTTCCTGGGTGATTTGAATAGGTAGATATAGATGCACCGTGCCGTCAAAGTGATAATCGCGAAATTTGGCTAAAGCATCATCGATACGATCTTCGATCTGCTCGTCATCCACGTTGATGTCGATAACAGGAGCGCCAAGGCGACGAAGAATATATTCTTTGAATTGTTTTCTTGATCCGACAACGGCCATAGGGGAAGCTCCAATGAGTTACTTCCCCTATTTATACTATTTGGATGTAGCCCTGTAAACGCCATCCCAATCAGCAGGTAGATTCGCTTCGCGCAGCTCTTCGATTCGTTCTTCCATCATAGTATAATACTCGTTGAGCTCGCCTTTGAACGCATTTCGTAGAACTTTGATATACGTTAGCGCCTGTTCCCAATCTTGATTTCTATACACTTTAATGAAATCAGCATGAGTTTTTAGATACGTTCTGTCGATTCCTGTACCGTTAACAATCGTGTAGATCTTTACACCTTTTGTCTTACCCTTAACAGCAATACAGTCTAGCTCTGCGAGCGGATACTCGCCATCTAACAATTCTGCTGTGCGCTCACCAATGATAATGCGAACGTGATATGGTTTGCTTTGTCCTTCTAAACGCGAAGCCAAGTTGACAGCATCACCCAGACAGGTATAATCAAATCTTTGAGAACTACCCATATTCCCAACGACAACACTCCCAGAATTGATGCCAAGGCCCATACCAAAAGCAGGAATGCCTTCAGGTGCGATAGCAGCGTTAAAAGCATCGAGATCATTGAGCATTGCAAGACCCGTGCGAACTGCGTTCTTAGCGTGATCACGATCGTCGAGAGGAGCGTTCCAAAACGCCATTTGAGCATCGCCAATGTATTTGTCGAGTGTTCCATTGTTTTCTAGAATCCTTGCAGTCATCGCAGTCATGTAGCGATTCATGATCTTTGTCAAACCTTGAACGTCAGCGCCGTAGTGTTCTGAGATAGCTGTGAATCCGCGCACGTCTGTGAACATGATTGATAGCTCACGAGTGTCGCCACCAAGCTTCAGCAGATCAGGATTTTCTTGCAGCTTCTCAACCATAGCAGGTGACAGATACGTTCCGAACTGTTTCTTAATCTGCAGCTTCAATCTGTTTTCGCGCGCGAAGTTGTTGTAAACGAGATGACCAAACGTGAAAGTGCCCGATAACAATAAATAACTGGCGTCCCAAAGCTGCAAATGTTCTTTGAACATATAGTAGCAGCCATAAGCGGAGATACCGACAAATGCTAGATACAATGGCGCAGTTAATGAAACAGACGTTCTTGGTACAAGAAAAAGCAATAATCCTAGCATACCAGACAGAACGAGCAATTCAAGAGACTTCGCATAAGATAGTCGCGTTATCGTTGATCCATCAATCAAAGTTTGTAATGCAGCTGCTTGAACTTCATGGCTCCACTTTTCACCCAACGGCGTGCCGATAATTCCACCAACACCCTCGATTGTTAATCCGAGAACTACTATTTTCCTTTCAACGGCGTCTTTGGTGATTTCAGTTGCTTCAATCTTTCTGAAACTGCTGTTCCAGGCGAGCCAGATGCGACCGTTCGAATCTGTGGAGATGGCGGGGAACGCTGGGATACGGACGGCTTCGACACCTGCTTCGCTGGTTTTGATTTGATAAGAGGGATCGCCAGCAGCTGTGCGTAAGGTTTCCAATACAAGTGAAGGATACAGTGTATTCCCAATGCGAGCCAGCATAGGCATACGACGAACAACACCGTCATGCTCGGGAGCAACAGCCAGAAGTCCAACCCCATCTGCATTTGCTGAAAAATCAGATAGAGGAGCGATAGCCCCGCGCCAAGTATAGAGCCATGGAGCAGGGTCATCACCGATATTAGCAAAACCTCTGCGAGCAGCATCTGCTGGTCTTGACTGAGAAGTTGGTGTCTGCGATATAACAATTCCACCGCTTCCCAAACTCTTCGCAAAGTTGGCATCGCCACCTGCGCGATCTTTTTCAGAAAACAGAATAGGAACTGCGATAACACCAGCATCGTTTTCGCGAAGTTTGTCAATAGTCTTCGCGATGTCTCTACGATCAAACGGCCATTGTCCATACTCTTGGACAGACTTTTCCCCAAACTCGACAAGAACGATTTCATCTGACTGTTTCTTCTCTAAGCTGTTAATGAGATAGTCAAATGTTTTTAATTGCAGAGTTTCAACAGGACTTGGATTTATGATGTAAACAGTAATCAGCAATAACGCCACTACTGCTGCCGCCCATGTGCTCGTTAGATATTGACCAAGTTTTTCCATTAGTATTGATTGACCACAGTTGGATTGCTAGCACAATTGCTGTAACAGGTAATAGTAAGACTAAAAGACTGCGGAGTAGTCCCAGACTGACTAACGCTAACAGGTATATCGTTGCCATACAAGTTAAGGTTAGCGTTGTGACCAGCGCCAGACTGATTAACAATAACATTTTGATTGTTCCCGATGATATTCACGGTTGCGTTATTGATCTGCTGCGCATTAGCAGAAATCGTTAATAAAAGCAAAGCTGCTAATGATTTCATCTTAGTTACTCTGTTTGATAGTGATCGTCGTAGTTCCAGTAGAGTTGACGGTCTGTTTGATTTCTAAGCCTTCTTGTGTCAATCTTAGCGTCATGCTATCATACATTGGCACAGTCACGCTCGCGTATGCGTTTACAGTTTCTCGATAGAGCGTCAGAGAGTCTTGTTCTACGAAATACTTTAATCCGCTCTTCGGATCATATTTAGGGAGCATGGCATTGTATTCTGCGAGCTCATTTGTCAATAGTTGCGAATTGGCTACGTCTAGAAAGTTATAAAGATAGTCTGTGTCTAGGAAGTTCTGTGAGAGTTTGTTATACTCTTTTAGAAAATCGCGCTCCAGCTCTTTGTATGCGAGCAGATCTTTAGCGAGTAGATCTTCGTCTAGGAAATTGAACGCACGGGTCGTGGAAGTCGTCGTTTCTGCTTTTGGCTGCGGAGGCGTAACAATCAGCAGATTGTTGATCTGATCTAAATTCAGATTAAGTAAAGCAGATTTGGGTTTTTCGATTCCTGTGTTTACAGTTACGGCTTCGAACGGTCTTGTGAGCCAAACAGTACCCATAACAGTAGAAACAGAAATACTACCAACAGTGCAATCTCTTTCAATGTTTTTCCATCCTGTTGGGCATGAAGGTAGAAGGATTACTGTTGATCTGCCCGTTTCATCAACAGTTCCCGAAAAATCAGTTCCACGAACACCAATAGTGGCTGTTGGAGTTTCAACCATAACCTGTTGTGGATCGCTCTTAGCAATTTGACCAGAAGCATATTTGATAGTTCCTAATGCCATTTTCATTCCGAGCTTGCCAGTTTTCTTGCTGTCATCGTAAACGAATGTGTCGATAACTAGCTTGGAATGCTCGGTGATTTGAACTTTCGTATCGTCTTTGAACGTGATCCCAGCACGACCATTCGCAGTCGTAATAGTATCCTGCATCTCAACACCAGTATCTTTGGCGCTGGGAATCACGTTCTTTTCACGTTTGATTTCAGTTGGTCCTGTTTGTTCTGTTACTGTTCCAACGTTCGCATTAGTTATGGTTGGACTTAACAGTAAGAGCGTTACCAGAGCCAGTGATTGTAGCATTGACCTTAGAGTCATTGCTTCCACCTTGTTTTACATCCACGTTATTTGTTGCGCCCACGACTGTGATAGATGCGTCATGACCGTTAGTTCCAGCAGCTCCCGCTTGCGTGAGCGCGACTGTATTTCCACCGCCACCACTGATATCAATAACAGACTTGGCACCAGACACAGCCGTAGATGTGTTGGTTACAGATACGGTGTTGTTATTTGTAGTGATCGTAACAGTAGAATCTGTTAGACCTTCAGCGTTTGTTGTAACAGTATTGCCATCACCTGTGATCGTATTTGTAATGTTAGATCCATCGCAAGATCCTGTCACACCGCAGTTAATAGAAACGCTGTTACCATCACC